GAGAATTTCACATGAAACCCCTCTGCTAGAGGAGGTGAGGAATGCGTACTATTGTCGTACCTTCCATTATAGTGTGAAACGTGCCAGGCAGAATGTTGAAACATTCGCTCAGCTACTCTTTGTGTATGGTCATGATACAAGAGAGAAGGATCTGAAAGATCTGATGCTCAAGTTTATGTGTCATGACTTTAATGGTGATCTGGAAGCTTATTTAAAGTTCCAGACTGCCTCGTACACCGCAAAGATCCTGGACCAGGACGTGCATGCCGATATGCCCCCTCAAAAGGCATGGAAGCCACAACCGTTCTTGGTTGGCAAGATGAATAGATTCATAAGGAGGAAACTCTTTTCGAAGGACATTTATTTTGCCATGTCAATTCTGCAAATTAAACGTGGAATGGCACCATTGAGAGTAATGAAGGTTAAGGAGAACTTGGAGGATCATCGTGTTCTTATGAGTGCAAATGTGCACACCCCTGCAGGCCTGCAATTTGAGGTATCTCGGACAACAGCCGAGCTGGTTGGCAATGACGGATTTGAGTCTTATGACTTCAAGATCCATCAACCATCACCAGCAGCGTGTTTTGAGTTTAGTCGTCAAAAGCAGGGTTGTCAATCGGCCATTTCTGGTCGTTACATCGAAGGTGTCAATCAAAACATGGACCGTTATAGGTGCGATGTTGGAATGATTATCCGTGAGATGTACGAGGACCAGAATGGTGAACCTTGTTACAAGGTGATTGATCAAGAATGGGATACCGAGGAGAATCTGGACTATTGCCAGCTTCTTGAACCGAAGAATCAGACAGTTCTCACAGCCCCTGGGTTGTGTGAATTGACGATTTGGAAGGAGATAGAGCAGCGGAACCTAGAGAACTTTGCTGAAAGTCCTGTTCGAGCTACAGTGGTGGCCCTACCCGAGCCATTTAAGACACGAATCATCACAAAATCTGAGGCTGAGGCTAACTATTATGGGAAGCCTCTCCAGAAGTACATGCATGGCAAGTTACGAAAACATGCCGTTTTCACTTCACTAGATCGTCCTCTCATTACTGAGGATTTCAACGATCTGATGAAGATCAAACTGATGCATGAAGACTGGAAGTTTGTCTCAGGTGATTATTCAGCAGCCACTGATCGTATTAATACTGACTGTACAATTGCCTCACTGGAAACAGTGATGGAGAGACTCAACATAGATGAGAAGGTTCGGGACGTGTTAAAGAATACCGTCTCA